AATCCTAATTTACAAATTCACTTTTCAAAATGATTTTGTCAACTCTAAACGCTTAATTTTTACGGCAGGAATACACCTGTCTCACCCCGCCGCTCCCCGCCCTTTGCCGTTGGCCGATCCTCGCGCCGCCGGTTTTTGGGTGGGGGCGGTTTTTTCTTTCGTGGGGTGCGTCAATTTGTCGCATTTGTTTTTCGTGTTTGCCCATGCTAGGTTTAACTCCTCAATAATTGGAGTGTCACCTAATGACTAAATATAGCAGCGCCTCTATTCTCTCCAACGCCGTCGCACATTATATCAGCACTATGCCACAATCCGACATAGAAGAATATCTCTATGTTAATTTAATGTCGCATTTTGAGAATGTCGCCGATTACGAACAACTACAAACATTCATTAAGGACTACACGCCCGAACCCATAAAATATCAAGATTTGACTTGGGAAGTCTCCGCCGAAGATAAGCCCAACGCGGTTGGTGCCGCATGACCACCTATGAACTGTGGCGAGAAAACACCGACAAAACAAAACCCCCGACCCCATTAATAAAGTCTGATAAAAAAGCCGACATTGATTCTGCTATCTCTTTATTGAAAAAAGATAGCCTAGGGCATGGGCTTTACATTCGGGAGTGGCACCATCACACTGATGGGACATTCCATAAGGCCGTGCAATCCCAATTCTTTTACCCACGGGGGCAATACAGTGTCTAATCTTCTGAACGTCGCCAACGCTAAGACAATCAAGGGCGAGGCTCTAGGCTATCGCACCCACATTCTCTATCTATCCTCCGCCGATCAATCCGGCCATGAAGTATGCACCGATAGGTCCGATGCCTGCACAAAGTTTTGTTTGGACAAAGCAGGACGGGGCAGGATGCAATCCGTCATCGATGGGCGGATGCGTAAAACCCGCCTTTACTTTAATGCTCCGTCAATGTTTAAGGCGCTATTAAATAAAGAGATACACCGCGCCATTGCCAATAAAAGCAAACGTGATTTAGAACTATGCTTTAGATTGGACGGCACCTCAGACTTAGGTCTTGGCATTGGTTTTGCCAAGCGACACCCTACCGCTCAATTCTACGACTACACCAAAAGCCGTAAACGTCTTGAGATGTACGCCGCCGGTAATCTTCCGAACAACTATCACCTTACCTTTAGTTGGTCCGGCGAGAACCGCGATACCTGCCAGTGGGCACTTGATAACAACGTAAACGTGGCCGTGCCATTTGTTGGCGATTGGCAAGGGGAAGCATATCCCCAAAGCTTCATGGGCTTCCCAACTATCCCCGGCGATACCCACGACCTACGATTTAAAGACCCCACGCCGCGCGTTGTCGCATTAAAAGCAAAGGGGTATTTGTCCGGCGATCATTCTGGCTTTGCGGTTCGGCCCGACGCATGATAGAGGCCCTGTTTTTAGTAGTCCGCCTTTTGGGCTTTTTTTGTTTGCTTGTGTTTTTATTGGTCTTACTTTAAAAGACCTGTATTCGATCAACCCAACGTAGGAAAAAACAATGCAGATGCACTCCGACACCAACAGCACAATTGACGCCTTTATTCCGCTGGACCACAGACAAAGTCAGGCGGCTCTATTCGCTGAGAAAAACGGCATTGCAACCGCTCAGGATGTCCGGCCCGAATATCACTGGTATCACACGGCAGACGGCACCGAATCCGACGCCGCTGGGTACATTTCCGACAGCGTGGCCGGTCATGTCCTAAACCCGCTAGTCTCCAACAAATATGCCTTCACAGCACCGCAGGACCGTTGGGACTACGCCGACCAACTACTTGAGGACAGCGTATTGAACACCACCGGCAAGCTTGTGTCATACGACTGGAAAGACAACGGCGCTTCAAGCTTCCGGCAGGTAGTCTTGCCAGCGCACTCCAAGTCCATCCGTGATGGTGGTGATGAGATCGCCTTCCGCATCGCCGAGTGGGATAGCTGCGTTGGTGGTGCGTACCAACTCAAAGCCGGTTTCTACGAGTGGTTGTGTGCTAACACCTGCACCCGTGGCGAGGACGTTCTATCAATCCGCGCAATCCATCGTGGTCGTCCTCGGAAGTCGATCACGGCAGAGGACCGCGAGGACATGGCCTACCAAGAGCAAAAGCGCTACGGCAAACTTCTGGACGCAACCAAGAACGCCTTGGGCATTTACGAAACCACAGTCCAAACCTTGCAAGAATTGGCAACCCTGCCCGTAATGGCTGGAGCCGATACACTTCATTTCTTTCGGGCTTTGTTGGGCAAGAGCAAACAGAACCGCGCACTTGCCGATCACCTCCACGCCAAAACCGAAGAGCACTTTGCGATCAAAGATAGTTCGTGGTTCGACGTGCATGAAGTCCTAACCGACTACGCCGCACGAGGTACCGGCACCGAAACGCTGGACAATATCTGCGACCGCACCCGCCAAGAACGCGAGACCCTAGCAGCAAGGGCGACTGATTTCATGCTGGCTTTTAATCAATCCCCAATGGCCGCGAGCGAGGCAATGGCCGCTTAACTACCAACCACCCTCCCAGAGATAACTAGGCCCTCAGAAATGGGGGCTTTTTTTTGTGTGCGATCTATGCCAGAATTGGGCTGTTCTTAATATTAACAGGAGTTAATCAAATGCAGATCCAGAAACTCAACTACACCATACTCAAGCAGGAACCCACACCGGCAGCCATTGGCACGCGAGCAGGTCGCATTGTGCTAGTCGAGAAACATGACGAGGACTATCACCCGTTTGTCACGGGATGGCTCGGCGATGGCGATACGCAATGGTGGGGCGGTAACTACTTCAGCACCCTCGACAATGCGACCATCGATTTCTACGAGCGTTGCCTTCACGATGCCCGCCGGGCCGTCAATCGCTGGGCTGTTACTGATAAGACTGAAAAGCGCGCAGTCCAGCACGGGACGACAGCCTAACAGCTACCAACCACCCTCCCAGAGAGAACTAGACCCCGGCATAGTCCGGGGCTTTTTTTGTGCTGTTCTCAATAACTATCGATAAGCACTCAACCGACTGACCGGGCTGGACTAATTGGGAACTTGATATCTGAATTGATTTTGTCAGGTACATAAATAGGCGCGCGCGTACACGTAAAATATGCAATTCAATGGATATTAAAGGGCCACCACCCCATAACAGCACAAAACAGACCAAAATCGAGGGCCATTTAACCCGCAGAAATCCGCCGTTTAATCGCTTTCCTTAATATATATTATGCGACACCATATCGACTATTTGCTACGTCGTAAGTCATTGATAAATAAGGATAATCTGACGGGGGTACGCTAGGGCCACCGGGGCCTACCCGTGTAGTTATACACCCAGCCCCTCGAAATTGTATTTTTTAAACTGTTTTGGATTTTGAGCTGTTTTTTAGTACTGCGCCCAATAAAAAACCCCAATGAAGGGGTTTGAGCTGTTCTTAATGGGACTTGTGCTGTACTTAATGTAGTAAGGTATGTTTACCTCGCGGCAAACATAATACTATTATACACCCTGAGAGCAGTTCTGTCAAGCAGAATCTTTGTTTTATAAAATTTTTTTAGTTTTGTTGCATTTATGTCATTTTTTACTTGACAAAACCCCCCACAGCGTTATACTGGTATATAATATATGTACTAGTATTTCTGCTTACGCACACTCAGTATTTCCCCAAATAACAGCACAAATTGGAAATTTTACAGTGAGTTCCGTAAGTAGAATACCTGATTATACCTTGACAACAGCGCATATCTTCTACAGATTCCCAGATTTCCCTGCATTGTTGCAAGAGTTTATTATTCAAAAGTATGATATTGCCCCAGAATACCCTGAGTTCTCTACTTTCCTAAGATTCTGGGAGAATGAGGTTGAAGCAGAAATACATTCTATTGTTTTTGCATCAGCAAACTTAGTAGGGCAACAAGAAGCCTCTTTCTATAGAGGCCAAATCATACATTTACAGTAGGAAACGCTATTCCAACCGCAAAATCATGCATACTAACTATATTAGCAGTAATTGTTCTTGCATCATTTGTTTTGTAGTAAATCTGTTACATAGGAAACTCCATGACAACTAAAAAAGTAATCATACTGATGGCACTGGTGGCAATAGCTGCTGGCGTTATAATCTTTGTGACGAGTAATGCAAAATGCGTTCCTCCGTGCCTCTAGTTAACAGTGGCTCTAAACGCCCACGAAAAGGCAACTATGACATGGCGGTGGGCCGCATTGTCAATGTACCTGCTAATTTGCTTCTATGATTTTCTGTTTGTACCCATTTGGTACGGTTTAAACCGACCAGACATTAGTCTGTTCATGGAAATCATTAATAACACTCCAGAACCTATGGTTCAGATGGAGCTTATGAAAGCACTAACAGGACAGCACAATCCTTTTACTTTAATGGGGGGTGGTTTGTTCCACCTAGCGTTTGGAGCTATACTAACAGGTTCTGCGCTATCCAAGTAATTTAACAATAAAGCTAAGATAACACTTATGAGCCAAGGTTTACTAAAAAAGAACTTGACAGAAAAACAGGAGACTTTCCTGAGTGTCTTGTTTTCTAACCGAGGTGACATCCCAGCGGCAATGGCAGAGGCTGGCTACAGTCCAAACAGCCGCAGAGATGTTCTGTCTTCTCTAAAAGAGGAAATACAAGAGCGTACACGTTTAATGTTAAACGGCGCTGCCGTAGAAGCGGCACAGAACATTGTAGATACTATGAATCTTGGTAATAACATTGATGTACCCGTTAATCGCCTAGAACTGCGCTATAAAGCTGCTGGAGATGTGCTTGATAGGGTTGGTATTACAAAACGCCAACAAATGGAAATAACAGGCGATATAAGGCACGGAATTGTGCTGTTACCGGGTAAGAAGCCAATGGTAAACGTAACACCACAAACTACCGATGGCACGGCCTAAGTTAGCTCCCGGTGAAAAGGGAGCCTACAACGTTAGCAGTGTTGAAAAAGCTAAGAGACTAGCGAAGCGGCGACTTCGCGAAGCAGAAAAGAAAAAGCTTGCCGCTCAAAAAGTTAAAGATAACGCAGAAAAGAAAAAGAAAACCCACACCAAGACAATTGATCTGTTAGAGAATGGTGGTGTAACAGATACGGACTTTCTAGCTTCTATACCTAAAGACGTACAGGAAGCCCTTGAACAAGGCGACAGAGAGTTAATCTTTTCGCCTAATCCCGGCCCACAAACCGAGTTTCTAGCTGCACCCGAAAAAGAAGTTATGTACGGGGGCGCTGCCGGTGGTGGCAAGAGTTACGCTCTGCTAGTTGATCCCCTACGCTATGCAGATAATGGTAACTTCCGGGGCCTACTACTACGTAGGACTTTGGGCGAGCTTGCAGAACTGATCGACCAGTCCAAGAAGCTCTACCCCAAAGCCTTCCCACGGGCACACTTTCGTGAAAGTAAGAACCTTTGGGTCTTTCCGAGTGGAGCTACACTTCTAATGTCCTACGTTGATAGGGACCAAGACGTAACACGATACCAAGGACAGGCGTTCTCATGGATTGGTGTCGATGAGCTAGGCCACTATCCTACACCCTATGTGTGGGATTATCTTCGTTCTAGGCTCCGTACAACAGACCTATCCATTGAAACGTACATGAGAGCCTCTGCTAACCCCGGTGGAGTTGGTGGTTGGTGGATCAAGAAGATGTTCATTGATCGTAATGAACCAAACAGACCATTTCCTGCTGCTGACATTGATTCTGGCGAACCGCTGCTTTACCCGCCAAATCACAAGAAAGCCGGTCAGCCTCTGTTTTACCGGAAGTTTATTCCGGCAAGGCTAACCGACAACCCATACCTTATGGCTTCTGGTGAATATGAAGCGATGCTTCTTTCGCTCCCAGAGGTAGAACGACGTAGATTACTTGATGGAGATTGGGATGTTGCAGAAGGCGCGGCGTTTTCGGAATTTAATAGATACCGACATGTATGCGACCCGTTTGAGATACCTAGTGGATGGCCCCGCTTTCGTGCTGCTGACTATGGTTTTAGTAGCCCCTCTTGTGTACTTTGGGGCGCTGTGGATCACGATGGAAACATATGGATTTATCGTGAACTGTATTCAACGCGCCTTACGGCTGATGATTTGGCCGATAGTATACATGAAGCAGAAGCTTTTGACCCCCCAATGTACACCTCAGTCCTTGACAAATCCTGCTGGAACAGAGTAGCAGGGGCACCTTCTGTAGCTCAGACAATGATTGAGCGAGGCATACGTTGGATGCCTTCTAACTCAGATAGGATGGCTGGAAAGCTTCAGATTCATAAGAGGCTACAGTTTGATAAGGATACA